TAGCCGGATAGAGCCCATTCTCGACTTGATGCGGGACGGGGAAAGCCTGCGTAAGTCTTGCGCCGTGTTTGAGCTGGCTCCGAGCGTCTTTCTGCGCTGGGTTGATGCTGACAAGGACTTACAAGAACAATACACGCATGCGCGCGCGCGTATGTTAGACGCTCAGGCCGAGGCGCTGGAGGACATTGGCGACCTGGCTGCGAGCGCTGTAACGGCTGTGGAAGTGGCTGGATTGCGGCTGAAGTCTGATAACCGTAAATGGCTGCTGTCCAAGCTAGCCCCAAAAAAGTACGGCGAAAAGCTCGACTTAAACCATAGCGGCAGCATCAAGACGATGACAGACATGACGGACGGTGACCTTGCAGCTATCGCGGCAAGCGGCGGCTAGTGAGCTGATAGCGCGTCGGGCTGCACGTCTGGGGCTGCTTGAGTTCACCAAGTTTACCAACCCGGCCTATGAGGCCGCGCCGCATCACCGGCTGATTGTGGACAAGCTGGAAGCCGTAGAACGGGGTGAGATCAAGCGCCTGATGATCTGTATGCCACCACGGCACGGTAAATCAGAGCTTGCGTCTAGGCGCTTCCCGGCGTTTTACGTGGGCCGGAACGCAGATAAGCAGATTATCGCAGCCAGCTATAACAGCGACCTGGCTAACGATTTTGGCCGCGAAGTAAGAAACATTGTCGATAGCCCTGAGTTCGGCGTGTTGTTTGATGTGCAGCTAGCACCGGACAGCAAGGCCGCTAACCGCTGGCACACCAACGAGGGCGGCATGTACGTCGCTGCTGGTGTGGGCACGGCGATTACCGGGCGCGGCGCTGATGTCTTGCTGATAGACGACCCCTTCAAAGACCGCGGGGAAGCCGACAGCGAGCTTCGCAGGCAGCGAGTGTGGGACTGGTACACCAGCACCGCCTACACGCGTTTAATGCCCGATGGGGCGATTGTGGTGATCAATACCCGCTGGCATGACGACGACCTGTCCGGTCGGCTACTGCTAGAGGCTGAAAGCGGCGGCGATAAGTGGGACGTGCTGAGCCTGCCCGCAATCAAGGACGACAAGGCTTTATGGCCGGAGTGGTATCCGATAGAGCGATTGGAGCAGATCAGGTCAGTCTTACCGGCCCGTGATTGGAATGCCTTGTACCAGCAGAACCCGATTCCTGATGACGGCGATTACTTCAAAGCCGCATGGTTTGGAGAGTATGAGGAACTACCCGACAACCTGCGCATGTACGGCGCGTCTGACTACGCCGTGACCGATGGGGACGGCGATTACACCGAGCACGGGATTGCAGGCGTTGACGCAAGCAACAACCTTTACATCGCCGACTGGTGGCGCGGGCAGACGACCGCTGATGTGTGGATTGAGAAGAAGTGCGACATGATTTTGAAACATGGGCCGCATTGCTGGTTTGGTGAGGCCGGACCGATACGCAGGGCTATCGAGCCGTTCCTGATGCGCAGGATGCAACAGCGGGAAGCCTATTGCCGGATTGAATGGCTGGCCTCGATTGCCGACAAGCCGACCAGGGCTAGGCCGATTCAGGCGATGGCTTCAATGGGCAAGGTATTCCTGCCAAAAAACGCACCGTGGAAGGCTGAGCTACTGGCTCAGATGCTGCGCTTTCCGGCAGCAAAGTTTGATGATGGCGTTGACGTTATGAGCCTTTTCGGGCGTGGCCTTGAATACATACGCGGGCCGAAAAAGACAGCGGCAAAAAAAGCAGCAACAAATAGCCAAACTGGCCGTCATGGCTGGATGGGCTGACCACACACAAAACAATGGCAAAAACACCAAAACCAAACAGCGACGAATTGTTAGTGCAGGAATGCCACGAAGAATTCAAATTGTGCGAGGACCGCGAGTCGATGACGCGCCCGCTATGGAAGGATGATTTGCGCTTTGCCAACGGTGACCCAGAAAACGGCTATCAGTGGGACGAGAAGATGTCTCGCCAGCGGGAGAAGGACGCCCGCCCATGCCTGACCATCAACAAGGTCAAACAGCACAACCGCCAGATCACGAATGACGCACGGCAGAATAAGCCAAGCGTGCGCGTTTATCCGGTTGACGATGGCGCAGACAAAAAGACGGCCGAAGTGTTTAACGGCATCATCCGGCACATTGAGGCCAACAGCAACGCAGACACGGCCTACGATATAGCCGGGGAGTTTGCTGTAGACGCTGGCTTGGGTTATTGGCGCGTGACCACGGATTACGCGGCAGATGACACGTTCGACCAGGAAATTTACATCAAGTCGGTCGCAAACCCGTTGAACGTGTACCTTGGTCGGCACGTAGAGCCCGATGGCTCAGATGCAAAGTGCGGTTTTGTCTTTGAGGACATGCCAAAGAAAGACTTTGAGGCGAAATACCCCGACTGTGAGCCGGTGAGTTGGCCGCTGTCAAAATCCGACGGGTCTCAATGGTTGAATGAGGACACCATTCGCGTGGCTGAATACTTCAAAATTGTGGAGGAAGCCGATACGCTATACGCCAACCCTGACGGGCAGACAATCAAGGCGTCCTCTATCGAAGATAAGGCCATGCTAGACGCGCTAAAAGCGGCGGCGAAGGACGAAAGCTCAGGCGTCAAGTCGCGTAAGGTGATGGTCCGCAAGTGCAAGTGGTATTTGATTGCGGGCGACAAAATAATTGACCGGCGCGACTGGCTGGGCAAGTACATCCCAATCGTGCGCGTAGTTGGTGAGGAAGTGGAGATTGATGGCAAGGTTGACCGCAAGGGCCACACCCGCGCCATGAAAGACGCGCAGCGCATGTACAACTATTGGGCAACGGCTGGCGTTGAATACGGCGCGCTACAGGGAAAGCAGCCATACCTTGCGGCGAAGGAGGCTATTGAGGGGCACGAATCGAAGTGGGACAACCTGAACACCAGCCACGATCCATACCTGCCTTACAACGCTACAGATTCTGCCGGTAATCCGATCCCGTCGCCGCAGCGGCAGCAACCGCCCGTCACGGCACCGATGTACATGGAGGGTATGCGCGTAGCCAGCGAAGAAATGAAGATGGCAAGCGGGCAGTATGACGCATCACTAGGCGCGAAGTCGAACGAAACATCGGGCCGCGCAATCATGGCCCGTCAGCGCGAGGGCGATAACGCGACATTCCACTTTATTGATAACGTCGCAAGGGCGATCCGTTTTACCGGCAAGATTTTGGTTGACCTGATTCCGAAGGTTTACGACACGGCGCGGGTTGTGCGGATTTTGGGCGAGGACGGCAAAGAGGACAAGGTGAGCATTGACCCTGGACGCCAAAAGGCGGTGCAGAGCGATAAAGACCCGGTAACCGGTGCAATCAAAGAAATTTACAACCCTGGCGTGGGGCGATATGACGTAACCGTCGCCGTTGGCCCAAGCTATGGCACCAAGCGGCAAGAAGCGTTTGAAGCGCTGACTGAGATGTCGAGCCGCAATCCGCAACTGTTGCAGGTTGCTGGCGATCTGATTATGAAGGCCGCTGATTTTCCGATGGCCGAACAAATTGCAGAGCGCCTGCAAAAAACCTTGGCCCCAGAGTTGCAAGACAAGAAAGACGGGGCAGAGGAAGTGCCAGCCCAAGCGCAGGCGGAAATTGCGCAGCTCAAGCAATCGGTCCAGCAACTGGACGAGGCGCTACAAAACGCGGCGGGCGAAGTGGAAAAGTTAGAGGCTGAAACCGCCGACAAGTCGGGCGACACGGAAATTAAACGTATCGACGCAAATACAAAGGCTTACGACGCAATCACGAAACGCCTGCAAGTGCTTGGACCGCTATTAAGCGCCGCAGAACTTCAGGCATTGGCCGCTGAAACGCAGCGCGAGGCGATGGTGCAACCCGACCCCGGCCAGCCGCCACCTGAATCAATGGGCATCCCCGAGCAGCTAGAGCCGCCCGACATGATGCAAGAACAAACCGAACCCGCCCAGCCAGCGGGTTTTTTTACGCCTGAACAGTAAGGCCAGCCAACACCACGAAAGCCGCTTGTTAACGCAGGCGGCTTTTTTCATGTCCGTACTTGTCCGGTCTGACAAGGCATTACTTGGATTAATCCATGAACGAAGAAGCGGAAACAGCGACACCGGCTGAGCAGGGAACCCCTGCGGAACAGGCGCAACAGGTCGAAGCAACCAGCACGGAAGCGACCGCCGAGCGAACGCAGGAAAGCACCCCCGAAACGCCAGAGGACAAGGCTAAGAAAGAGCCTTGGTTTCAAAAGCGCATCGGCGAGCTAACCCGTGAAAAGTACGAGGCAAAACGACAAGCTGAAACCAACGCAGAGGAAGCGCGCCAATACCGCGAAGCCTTTGCACGGACGCAGCAGGGCGAGCAAACGACGCAGCAGCCAGCGGGGCAGGTGAATTTTTCACTTGTTCAGCAGGAGGCTGCGCGAATGGTCGCACAGGGACGGTTTGACGAGGCATGCAACAAGGTGCACGCGACAGGCATATCAGAGTTCCCGGACTTTGACGCAGCGCTGTCGAATCTTCAAATGGTCGGGGTCAATCGGGACTTTCTCGAATTGGTTTCAACCGGCGATGCGGGCGCAAAGCTCATTCACCACCTTGGATCAGACCTTGACGAAGCCGCCCGGATTCTGTCGATGCCCCCCGTACAAATGGCCCGCGAACTGACCCGGCTCGAAATAAAGCTAGGACAGACAACGGCCAAGCCCGTCTCCAAAGCCCCCGCGCCAATCACGCCCGTCAACGGTGTGTCAGGCGGCTCGAAGTCACCGTCAGAGATGACAGATGCCGAGTTTGCCAAGTGGCGCAAATCGCAAATCGCTCAACGTTCTTAAGGAAAAATCATGGCAAATAGTCTCGTTACCATCGACATGGTGACCCGCGAAGCCCTGCGCATCGCTCACGAAAAGTGCCAATTTATTGGTACAACCGACCGTCAATATGACGACTCCTACGCCAAAACCGGCGCAGCGATTGGTGCCAGCCTGCGCGTGCGCAAGCCTAACCAGTACACGCGTACAACCGGCTCCCGCGTAATGGATGTTCAGGACCAGACTGAACAAACCGGCACCATCACTGTGGCAACGCAGGATCACGTTGATATGCGTTTCAACTCTGCGGAGTTGGCCCTGTCTATTGACGAGATCAGCAAGCGCTACATTGAACCCGCTGTTTCTGTGCTGGTCTCCGGCATTGAGGCTGATTATCTGGCCTTCGCCACCAAGGCAACCGCAAACACCGCAGGCACCGCAGGCACTGCGATCACTACCCTGGTAGTCCCTGGCGCCGCACGCGCCAAACTGAATCAGAACTTGGCCCCAAAGGATGGCAACCGCTTTATCCAGATGGACTCGGTGACGATGGGCGGATTGGTTAACGGTGCCGCCGCGTACTTCAACCCCGGCGCGGACCTGTCCAAGCAATACCGCGAGGGCATCATTGCCCGCACGGCGATGGCCGATTACTACGAGAACGAGCGCATGTGGACGCTGCCTAACTCGGGTGATGTGGCTGGCGAAGTCAACAACGGCACCCTAACCAGCGGCATTACATCGCTGACCGTGGACGGCCTGACTGTTGCGCCAGTCGCTGGCATGGTGTTCACCATCGAGGGCACCTTTGACGTGCACCCCGAAACGAAGGTTGCATATGCAAGCCTTAAGCAGTTTGTGTGCTCTGCTGGTTGCACGACCACTAACCTGGTGTTTACGCCAGCGGTGATCTATGACACCACCAGCGCCCTGCAAAACTGTTCCGGCGCGCCGACCGACAACGATGACATCACCTTCGTCGGCGCGGCCAGTACAAACTATGTGCAATCCTTGATGTACCACAAGGAGGCATTCCAGTTTGTTACGGCTGACTTGCCGCTGATGGCCCGCTCCGAGAAGTGCGTACGCCGTATGCAGGATGGCTTGTCCCTGCGCGTCTGGCAAGACTCGGACATCCGCAACGACGAGCTGCTGATGCGTATTGACATCCTGTACGGCATGGCCGCACTGCGCCCCGAATGGGCCTGCCGAATGATCGGCGCGGCAAACGCCTAAGCAAACGGGCGGCCTAACCCGCCGCCCAATCAACACTTAAAGGAAAAATCATGGCTACTATTTCGGCAAACTTTGAGCGGGTCAGCTACGGCGCACCCGATGGCTCATTTCAAACTGGCGAACACCGTCAGGTTATCGACGGCGTGGGCGCAACCCGCACTCTGCTGCCCGAGGAATCGGGCGCTCTGTGTCTGTTCGACGCCGCCGCTGGCGTGGTTTACACGCTGCCCGCTGCTGTTCCTGGGCGTCAGTTCGAGTTCAGCACAACCACGGCGATTACATCGAATGCGGCGAAGGTCATCACCAACGCTGCAACGGTGTTTATTGTTGGTTCAGTGATGGGCGGCTCGTTGACCGTCGCTGACTCCAGTGATGTGTTTCAGGCCAACGGAACCACACACGTAGCCATTTCATCGAATGGCACGACCACGGGCGGACTGATTGGCGGCAGCTACAAGCTGACCTGTATCAGTTCTACCAAGTGGCT